CCCAAAGGGCGATGGCCTGCTGACGGACCCCCATCTCCGAACCGAGCATCGCCTGGGTCAGCCCCGCCCGCTTCCGTAGCCCTTTGAGCCGCAATCCCCACACCTGTCTAGTAGTCATGGGCCCCATAATACCGGAATACCGCGGGCACTTACAAGGCTTGTATTCGGTCCGTCGCCTACCGACAAGGATGATACATTGAGAGGCGTGATTTTCGAACAGGAGTTCGTGACGGCGGAGGCCGTCCTCGCCGACCCCCCAGGGGCCCTCGTGGTCCACGGCGGCGACGACGACAACTCGAGCCATCGACGAGCCCCTCTTCGATTCACAAGCCAAACAATGCCGAGCCGAAGAGGCGTAGGCGGAACGAAAGAAGTAAACACATGACACGAAACATCTGGGACGACTTCGAACCGGTCGATGATTCAGGAGGCGGCGATCGGTACGTGAAGTTCACCGAGGTCGGAGACCACGTCGAGGGAGTCATCACCGAGATCGTCGCGCACTCATTCAACGACGGTGATCCTCTTCGTCCGTCGATCACGGTCACCACACCGCGCGGCGAGGTTCGAGAGTTCCGAGCATCGCAAATCAACCTGTTCGGCCAGTTGCGCCGCCTCCAGCCAGCCATCGGGGACTTCATCTCCGTCACGTTCGCGGGTGAGAAGCGCACCGCCGCAGGGCTCAAGGCCAAGCAGTTCACCGTCACGCATCGACCGATCGTCGATCGCCCCAACGCCTGAGAGAGAGGAGGCCGAGTCGTCGCCGTCCCCGCGGCGGCGGCGACGAGGCCCTCGCCATGACTACAAACAGCCCCCTAAAACTGTCACGCGCCGACGCGCGCGCGATAGTTCGCACACTTCGCTTCGTCGTGACTACGGATCGCAAAGTTCAGGCAAATGCCCTGCGCCTCACCAACTTGCTGACCGTGATGCTCGAGGACGGCGCGCCATGACCGACTCCGATAACAGCACGGTCACCGACGAAATCGCCGCGCTCATCGCGGTCGCCGTGATCGCCGACGCGCTCGTCGACGCGAGCGACGGAGATTCGACAGTCTCGGACAATTCACTCATCGCGGCACTCGACGAGTCGCTGAACCAACTCGCGAACCATTCGAGCGCGTCGCTCACGCCGATCCTGACGCTCGCGATGATCGCCGAACGCGCCACCGAGTTCATCGGCGCGCTCGACGAGTTCGACCTCGGCGCTCCCGACGCGGCGTTCGATCATCTCGTCGACGCGGTCGTCGCGTGGCGCGCGGTCCGTGACGAGGTGTTGAAATGACGAAGCGCAAACTTCTCGAGATCACCGTTACGAGAGGGACGATGCCGCCCTCACCCCCCGACCCCGGCCTCGCCGCCTGCCGAGGGCTGACCGGCGTCATGACGATGCCGCTACGACTCGATGGCGACTCGGACGAACTCCATTTCGAGAAGTGGAAGCAGGCGTCCGACGCCGCGAAGGAGATCTGCCGACCATGTCCCGTCATCGAACCGTGTCGCGAGTGGGGCCTCGAGGTCTCGCGCACTAACGAGGACTGGTCAGTGCTAGGAGGTCTCGACCCGCTAGAGCGACAGAAGATCGTGGCGGTGCGGGTCACCTACGACCCCGGGCAAGTTATCGCCGAGGGTTCGTCGTGCGGGCCCGACGCGGGGACCCACGCCGGGTGTAAAAGGCACGAGCGTCAGCGGAAACGTGAGCGGGCGGAGGGTCTCCCCGAGACCCCGTACTGCGATAAATGTAAGGACCTCAACGCGCAGAAAAGCCGAACCTCCACGGCGAAAGCGAAGGCGAAGAAAGCGCCGAAGTCGTGAGCGCCGCGAAGGCCAAAGGCGACGTGGGGGAGCGCGCGGTGGCGCGTCTCCTCACCGATCTCCTCGGACGTCCGATCACTCGCGCCCTCGGTCTGGGACGACATGACGATCGCGGTGATCTCGTCGGCTATCCGGCGACCGTCCAGGTGCGGACCTATGCCGACGTGACGCGCGCGATCCGTGAGGGGATCACCGACGTGCGGGTCCAGCATGAGCGGACGTCGAATCATCATGCCGCCGTGGTGGTCCGCACTCGTGCTCACGGCTGGCTCGTCGTCCTGGAGCCGGAGCACTATGCGCGACTCGTGATCGACGCCGGTCAGGTATGAGACGCGACGAGGCGCTCGCGCTCGCCCTCGACTTCAGCGCGACCCTCGACCTGCCCGTCGGTCCGATCGCTCTCACCGTCGATCCGGTGACGGGGAAGATCGGGAAGCGTCCGCTCACCCGCCGAGGCTTCCACGACTTCTCCCGCGACCCGTTCGAGATCCGTGAGACGTTCTCCACCATCGGCACCGACATCGAGGTCGGTGTCGGCGCCGTCCCCGGCCCCCGCTATCTCGTGCTCGACATCGACTCGGTCGCCGACCAGGCTCGCGTCGCCGCCTACGACCTACCGGCGACCCTCACCGTCGCGACGCCGTCGGGTGGTGTCCACCTCTGGTTCGCATCACCCGACCCGACGCTCCGCATCGGGACGCGCAGTCAGATCGACGGCGTCGACGTCGTCCGATCCTCCGACGGGATGATCGTCGCTCCGGGTACCGCGTCACCGTGGGGCACCTGGAGCACTCACGACGATCTCGCGACCGACATCGCGGTCGCCTCCGCTGATCTCATGAGACTCCTCGAGATCGTCGGCGACTCGACGACACCGTCACGCGGCTCGGTCCTGATCCGCGGTGACCGAGCGGTCCGCGACCATCTCCGCGCCGAGAAACGAGACCAGGATCTCGAGACCCTCGACGCCGCGATGGCCTCCCACGGCTTCCACTCGCCGTTCATCACCGCCAACGGCTCGGTTCAGATCACCGGCCCGCATAAGAACGCCGGAGTGTCCGCCTCGATCGGCTACTCGGTGCCCGGAGTCCTCGTCTGCTTCACCTCGTCGATCTCCGGTCTGCGCGAGTCCGGTCACTACGTCGCCGGTCCGGGAGGGACGCTCATCGACGCCGACGACACCTCCTGGATCACCGTCGTCCACCGTGAGGTCATCACCGATCCCGCGCGTGGCTCCACTCTCCAACGGATCGACTTCTCACGGATCGACGATCGCGGTGACCCGATCATCCGCGGGATCCTCGAGCCGTCACGGTGGACCGCCCTCGCGTCGGCGCCGAAGATCGGCAAGTCGACGCTGATCGGCAACATCGCGATCAACCTGTCAATCGGCCTCGACCCCTTCGACGGACGACCCCGCCCGCTCTGCCACGTCCTGCTCCTCGACGCCGAGATGGGGGCCCTCGATCAGCGTGAGCGTATCGAGGACGCCGGATTCGAGCCCACCGACCTCGTCGACCTCCACGTCGTCGATCAGGTGCCCGCACTCGACACCGCTGACGGTGCCCGTCGCGTCCTGACCTATGTCGACGAGCAGGCGATCGACGTCGTCATCATTGACGGGCTGAATAGCACCCTGGCGGGGGAGGAGAACTCTGACGTCACCTACCGCTCACTATTCGACGGGCTCATCGCGCCGCTCAAGCGGCGAAAGGTGGCGGTGCTCACCGCGAGCAACCTCGGGAAGAATCCGGCGCTCGGTCCACGCGGCTCCTCACTCCAGGTCGACAAGCCGGACGCCGTCCTCACGCTCGCGCGCACCGAGCGAGGTCTCCGCGCTGAGGCGCTCGTGCGTCGCTCCCATACGTTCGACGAGGAGATCATCTTCGAGGTCACCGGCCTCGACGACGGCGGTCCGGTGCGGATCCGTCGCGCGGAGACCGCGCTACCGGAGGGCACCGAGCGTCTCATCGCCACGCTCGATCGTGAGGGGATCCCGCTCGACTGGTCGCGTCGAAAAGTGGCCCGCGCCCTACGCGAGCGGAACCTGACTCCAGGCAGGAACGAGGTGTTGAGCGCCGCTCTACGCCTCCGCCGTCAACGCGACACCGACGACGCCGTCCGACGCCTCACGGAGCCCCGTCAGTGACCGAGCGACGGGCTCGAGTGGTCCCGGGACCACTTTTCGAGGTCTCTCCCGATTCACCTGCTCACCCCCACTTTCTAGTGGTCCCGAAATCGGTGGTCTCTACTAAGAGGACCACCGCCTTCCGGGCCCCCTCCTTGGACACGGAAGGACTCGTATGAACCGACGTCGCGCGCTCCGCGCGCTCCTACAAGCCAAGAGCGAGGTCGAGACGATCCTCGCTCAGATCGGAGCGTTCTACTCCTCGATCGACTCCGAGATCGACGACGGCTACCCGGTGTCGCGTGAGATCACCGGGGTCACGGGTGCTCACGTCTCTGATCCGACGTGGGCCGCGTTACAACGTCGTCAGCGGCTCGTCGATCTCGAGGCCGAGGCGATCTCGGTGATCGAACGGATCAGCGCCGAGGTGAGCCGACTCGGCGCGGTGATCTCACGAGCCCCGTCACGAGTTCGCACCGACGACATCGTGCGCGCCGCCCGATGCTCCGGAGCAGTGGACCCGACCTGTACGCGGATCGCCGACGGGACGCGACGACGCTCCGGTCTCTGCGATCGTTGCTGGATGGTCCGCTACCGCGCCGGAGCGTAACGACACGCCTGTTACAGTCTGTATTCGGTGGAGTCTGTCCCTCCACCCCGTCGCGAAGATCGTCGTGACGTTTCTCCCGTGAGCCTCCCTAGCGGTCGAGAAGCATCCTGATCGTCGTGACCGACCCGCGTCATCACCCCCCGAGGACGCGGGTCACGATCCCCCCTCGGAGCCCTTATGCCCGCCTACAAGAGAGGGTTTACTCGTCCCCAATCATCATCCCGAGCGAATTGCGAATGATTTCGGCGTCAACCTTGACCCGCTGTTGCCGCCAGAGTTCCTTACGAATTTCCTCGATCACTGGCCTTGAAAACACAACTGGCTTGAGAGCCTTAGGTGAGGAGACAAATCGCTGACGCCAGGCTTCGTCAACGAGACCCTTAGTGAAGCCGACTCTTGAGAAGATCAGAAGAGTGTCAATCATGTCCTTCGGCTTTATCGCTTCACTCAGAAGATCGACTTCAAGAACCAAGTTGGTCTCGGCCTTTTCTCCCGATGACGACTGAATGTTGTACAACTGCCAGTGGCGAGCGTTGGTCAGGACTGCCCAGGAGACCCCGTGTTTGAGGCAGTAGTTTTCGACCTGACGCAGGTGCGTAGCATTTAGTTTCTGTGTGACGCGCTTTATCTCGACAAAGGCAGTCATCTGTTTATCGATCCGAATACCAAAGTCTGCGAACTCACCCTTCACTGAGTACTCGGCCGTTAGTTCCTCATACTTGTCGAATCCCAGTAGATCGCAGAGCACATCGGTGACGAGAAGTCGCGTGTCGGCCTCAACCGCGTCTCGGGTTTCAAGAGCCGTGATGGCCTTGACAACTCTTCTCAGGCCAGCAGAAATCTGGTCTCTCGTTGTTGATTCCCACTTCGGTGGCCCCACTGACTTTGCGACTGGTACGGGAGTTTCGGGGGAGGGATCGCCTTCTTCGGTCATACTTCATCCTTCAATTCTGCCTTGGTCACGGTCAAGTCACCGGATGTTATCCCGCGTCATCACCCCCCGAGGACGCGGGTCACGATCCCCCTCGGAGCCGCCATGCCCGCCTACGATCGACGTCACTATCGCGGCGACTATCACCGACGCGCTCGCGCGGTCCGTGACGCGGCGAACGCTGACTCGTCGACGCGATGCTGGCGATGCGGCGACACTGCTCGCCACGGTGACCCGTGGCAGGCGGGCCACCTCCGTGACGGTGACCTCACCTCACCGCTCGCCGCCGAGCATCGCTCCTGTAACGGGCGAGCCGGAGCGGCGCTGACCAACGGTCGCCGCGAACCTCGGTCACGCGACTGGTGACCCGCGTGACGCGCACGTCGTTTTTTACGGCGCGCACGGCGGCGGAGACCCTCGGAGGTATTTCTCTCTAGCACTCGACCGCGTTCGGTGTCGTTTTGCTGTGGTATTGAACTAGCCGAAAACCTCAATTTCGGTGACCGAACATTTCATAAAACTGTCGGCGCTGAACACGAACTCGACAGTTTCAGTTTGTCCCGGCTCCAGATCAGAGACGATCTCAGAGTCACGATCGACTTGACGACGCTGATCGTCAAAAACTTCGGCCCACACCTTGAACGTCGCAACTTTGCTCGAACGGTTCGTCAGCCTTATCTCGAATCCCCATTCGTCACAGGTGACTGGCTGCCACGACGCTTCACCTCGTCGTGCGCGCTGCCAGCCGTAGGTGATCGAACCTTCCGATTGACTCTTATCAGTCTCGCCGTCGGTGTTGTTCCCGACGAGCAACCACACACCAAGGATACCGACGAGCGAGAGCAGCATGACCCAGCCTGGTGGGCGTCGTTTTCCCTTCACATTCGGAGTTGGCGGCGGAAGGTCAGACATTGGTCAAAGATAACCGACAACTAACCACGTCCCACGGAGGCCCACCCTGATCGTCGACGACCTCACCCCTTCGAACGACGTCGAGCCGCTACGCCCGCTCGGTGCCGACGGTCTCGCCCTCTGGCGGTCGGCGAACCCGCTAACCCTTACCCGTCCCGCACTCGAGATGCTTCAGATTCTCTGCGAGCAGATCGACGAGCGCGTCGCGCTTCGCGTCACCGTGTTACGAGATGGTCTCGCCGACGATCGTCGCGCGCTACGCGCGCTCGACACTCAGATCGACGAGGCCCTCGACTGGCTCGACGATGAGGTCACGCGAGCCGCTCTTCAGGAGGTCTCTCTTGTCGATGAACTATCGCGGCGACGCGAGACTCGGCTGCCAGGAGCCGCGATTCCTACTTCGTCCGGACGCCGAGGTCAGCAACGCCGGAGCGGAGGCCGCTGAACTAGCGGAGTCGGTCGGCCTGATCCTCGACCCATGGCAACGTCTCGCGGTCGAGGTCATCCTCGCCGAGCGCGTCGACGGTACGCCCGCCGCCTTCGAGGCGTGTCTCATCTGCCCGCGTCAGAACGGTAAGGGGGCGGTCCTCGAGGCCGTCGAGTTGGCGTGGCTCTTCCTCACCCGAGAGAACCTGATCCTCCACTCGGCCCACGAGTTCAAGACCGCCAACGAGTCGTTCCTACGGATCGCCGCGCTGATCGACGGCTCCGACGATCTACGTCGACGGGTCGCGCACATCCGCTACGCGAACGGCGAGCAGGGGATCGAACTACGCGACGGGCGGCGCCTCAAGTTCGTCGCCCGATCACGCGGATCCGGACGCGGCTTCAGCGGCGACAAGATCGTCCTCGACGAGGCGTATGAACTCGACGCGGCGGCGATGGCGGCGCTCCTGCCGACCCTCTCGGCGAGACCGAATCCGCAACTGGTCTACGCCTCGTCGGCTCCGATGCCGACCTCCACTCATCTCCACCAGGTACGCGCGCGAGCACTGAGGGCGATCGAGACCTCCGACTCGTCGTCACGCCTCGCGTTCCTCGAATGGTCAGCGGATCCCGCCGACGACGTCTCGTCGCTCGACGTATGGGCCCGCGCGAATCCGGCGCTCGGTATCCGAATCACCGAGGAGCACGTCGCGTCGGAACTCGAGGTGATGGGGGAGAACCTCCGAGAGTTCGCCCGCGAGCGACTCGGGATCCCCGACTCCCTCGACGGGGCGACCGGCGTCATCCCTCACGACGCCTTCGCCTCCCTCGTGGACGCGAACTCGATGATCGAGGGACCCGTCACCCTGTCGGTGGACGTGAATCCGGAGCGATCGTGGGCGTCGATCGGCGCGGCAGGTCGGCGAGCCGACGGTCTGATCCACGTCGAGGTCATCGACCGTCGACCGGGCACCGCCTGGATCGTCGAGCGGGTCGTGGAACTCGCTCAGCGATGGCGGTCGCCGGTCAGGATCGACACCGCGTCCCCGGCGGCGAGCCTGATCCCTGATCTCCAGGCGGCGCGCGTCGACGTCGTCGAGGTCTCCCTACGAGATCAGACTCGCGCCTGCGGATCCTTCGTCGACTCGGTCGCGAATCGTCAACTGCGGCACCTCGGGCAGGCGTCTCTCACGAACGCGCTCTCGGGCGCGCGCAAGCGCGCGGTCGGTGAGGCGTGGGCCTGGGCCCGACTCTCGAGTCACGTCGACATCACCCCGCTCGTCGCCATCACTCTCGCGCTCGGCGGCGTCAACACCGGAGGAGGGGCGCGAACTCCTCAGATCCTCGACCCCTGGAGTCTCGTCGATGCGTGACCGTCTCACCTCTGTTATCGAAGCGCTCGGGCTCGGGATCGCCGTCACCGGGATCGCGATGATCCACGCGCCGACCGCGTACATCGTCGGCGGTCTCACGATCACCGCCCTCGGCTGGCTGGGCTCACGATGAGCCTCCTACGACGTCTCGAGCGACGCGAGTTCGTCCCGCTTCAGAACACCGGGTTCGGATCCGGCTTCGCCAACTTCTCAGGCGAGCCGGTCACCGAGTCATCGGCGCTCCAGGTCACCGCCGTCATGGCCTGCGTCGGTCTGATCGCCGACTCGGTCGCCTCACTACCTCTCCGGACGATGAGGCGCGTCGGGTCGCGTAATACGGCGGAGCCGACGCCGCAGATCCTCGTCGATCCGTCGGTCACGGTGACCGCCTACGAACTGATCCATCAGACGGTGACGTCGCTCGCCCTGTTCGGTAACGCCTACCTGTACGTCGACCGAGCGGAGGACGGTGAGCCGCTCGCGCTCACGCCGATCCATCCGAACAATGTCGACGTGACGCGATCCGGTGACGGACGCTCGCGGCTCTACACCGTCGGCGGGAAAACGTGCCCGCCCGATCATCTCGTCCACATCCGATGGTGGACACCGCCGCAGGCGCTCCGCGGACTCTCGCCGGTCCAAGAGCAGAAAACGGCGATCGGTCTCGCTCTCGCGATGGAGCGGCACCTCGCTCAGTTCTACGCCGACGGCGGGACACCGTCATCGGTCCTCGAGTCCGACGCTGACCTCACCGTCGAGCAGGCCCGAGTTCTCCAGGAGACCTGGTTCGCTCAGCACAATCGGCGACGCCGCCCCGCGGTCCTCGCCGGAGGTCTCAAGTGGCGGGCGGTCACCGCGTCCGCCGCCGACATGGAACTGAATGAGACACGGGACGCGCAGATCGCTCAGATCGCCCGTATCTTCCGCGTCCCCGGCTATCTCATCGGCGCGCGATCCGGTGACTCGATGACCTACTCGAACTCGGAGATGGCGGGCCAGCACTTCGTCACCTACTGCCTTCTCCCGTGGATCACCCGGATCGAGACGGCGCTCAGCGCGCTCCTCCCCGCACCGCTCTTCGTGAAGTTCGACGTCGACGCCTTCCTTCGCGCCGACACTCTCTCGCGCCTGCGGGCTCACCAGTTGGCGGTCATGACCGGGATCCGCACTCCGAACGAGTGTCGCGCGGTCGAGAATCTCGAGCCCTACGTCGGCGGCGACGAGTTCGTCCTCGCGCTACCAGGCGCCCCGATGGCGGGATCCGGTGACGTGCCACCGCTCGGCGTCGATCCTGAGCCTCCGCTATGACCGACACCTTCACCCCGACCGCGGAGATGCGCGCCGAGGCTCAGCAGGGTCTCGACTGGCGACGCGAGTTCGGACGAGGAGGGACTCTCGTCGGAGTCGCTCGCGCCCGTGATCTCGTCAATGGCAAGGATCTACCGATCGACACGGTGAAACGGATGCGATCCTTCTTCGCTCGACACGCCGTCGACCGTGACGCCGAGGGCTTCCGCCCCGGCGAGGACGGCTATCCGTCAGCGGGACGCATCGCCTGGGCCCTCTGGGGCGGCGATCCCGGTCGCGCCTGGTCTGAGCGGATCGTCGACGAGATGTCCGACGAGTCGTCCTACGAGGCGAGTCGCGTCGACGGACCGGCGTCGACACCGGCGCCGAAGAGCGATCAGATCGTCGGGTCGAAGGAGAATCCGGCGGGGAGCGCCGCGACGACGCAGGGCGCGATCAAACTGTCCGACACCGTCGAGAAGTCGCTCACGAATAAGACGGGGGAGCACAACGATCGGATGCGCGACGAGGGTCGGCCCGACTGGACTCGCGTCACCACCGGCGCGCTCCGCGCCGTCTACCGCCGAGGCGCCGGAGCGTTCAGCACCTCGCATCGCCCCGGTATGACGAGAGGCCAGTGGGCGATGGGGCGCGTCAATGCGTTCCTGTACCTCGCGGAGAACGGTGAGCCGGAGAACGCGGACTACGTCGGCGATAACGACCTCCTGAACCGTGGTCATCCGAGGTACTCGAAGAAGAAAGAGAGAACCGCTCCTATGACTGACCCGATCTACTGCGCACTCGATCATGAGGCTCGTCGTATCGGCGGACGCGACGTCGAGTTCCGCACCGTCACCCTCGGCACGATCGAGGTCCGCGAGATGGACGACGACGACGATCCGCGCGTCAACTTCGTCGGCTACGCCGCCGTATTCAACTCACCGTCGGAGCCCCTCCCGTTCATCGAGACGATCAAGCCGGGGGCCTTCCGACGATCACTCCAGTCGGGCAAGGAGGTGAGGATGTTCGTGAATCACAACACCGACCTCGTCCTCGGCTCGACACGCGCCGAGACCCTGCTGCTCAGTGAGGACGAGCGCGGACTCCTCGTCGAGGGTCAACTACCCGACACCTCCTACGGTCGCGACCTCGCGACGCTCATGGAGCGCGGCGACGTTCACTCCATGTCCTTCGGATTCACCGTCCCTCGCGGCGGCGACTCCTGGTCCGATGACCGATCGAGTCGCGAACTCCGTGAGGTCATCCTCCACGAGGTCTCCGTCGTCACCGGCTTCCCCGCCTACCCCGAGACCGACGCCTCGGTCCGCGACCTCGACGCGACGACCGACGAGCCGATCGTCGAGCCGTCGATACCGCTCGCGGTCCAACAGCGACTCTCTCATCTCTACGCCCGACGGGCCCCCTCTCTGTAGTCCGGAGCGTTCCTCGGACTCGACGACGGTCGAGCACCACGATCACGCCACCACCTCGGAAACAAAGCATCCACCCCCTCAATCCCTCAGGAGTTTTCACCATGTCCAAGCAAATCGACGCGCTCTCCGCTGAGCGGGCCCGCGCCTGGGAGGCCGCTAAGGCTCTCCTCGACGCCGCCGCTGACGAGAAGCGTGACCTCACCGCCGAGGAATCCGAGACGTTCGATCGCATCAACGCCGATCTCGACGTCAAGGACGCCCGGATCAAGTCCATCATCGACGTCGAGGAGCGCGGTCGCGCCATCGACGAGGCCCGCTCCCGCACCGGAGTCGGCGACCTCGGAGCCTCCGCCGTCGAGACCGGAGTCGACTCCGACGACCAGACCGTCCGCGCGCTCCTGCGCGGCGAGATCCGTTCCGCAACCTTCGAGAAGCGGGCGATCACCAAGTCGTCGGCGACCCTCGTCCCCTCGTCGGTCTACAACCAGATCGTCGAGCACCTCGTCCAGGCGAACGTGGTTCGCGGTCTCGCGACCGTCCTGACCACCTCGAGCGGCGAGTCACTCGCGATCCCGAAGTCGACGGCGTTCTCCACCGCGTCGATCGTCGGTGAGGCCAGCCAAGCATCCGCCTCGGATCCGACGCTCGCCACCACGACACTCGGCGCTTACAAGTACGTCGTGCTCGTCCAACTGTCGAACGAACTGGCGAACGACTCGTCGATCGACGTCGGCGGATTCCTCGCCCGTCAGGCGGGCATCGCCATCGGCGTCGCCACCCGTGGTCACATGACCACCGGCGACGGATCGTCCAAGCCGTTCGGCATCGTGACGCGAGCCTCCGCCGGAGTCACCGGCGCGACCAGCGTCTCGGGCGCCTTCACCGCCGACAACCTGATCGACCTCCGCTACTCGGTCGGCGCGGTCTACACCGCGCAACCCGGTAATGCGTTCATGTTGAACAGTACGGCGATGAGCGCGGCTCGGAAACTGAAGGACTCGCAGAACCGCTACCTGTTCGAGCCTGGTCTCAACGGGAACGTGGACGCGCTCCTCGGCTATCCGGTCCAGATCAACGACTCGATGGCGAACCCGGCGGTCTCGGCTAAGTCGGTGATCTTCGGTCACATCCCCTCCTACTTCATCCGCGAGGTGAATGGGATCGACGTCGCCGTCTCCGACGACTTCGCCTTCGACTACTCGGTCCGCACCTTCCGCGTGACCCTGCGGACTGACGGCGATCTCGTCGATCAGACCGGAGCCGTCAAGGCGTTCACCGGCGGAGCGTCCTGATCCAGTGCGTGACCCTCTCGAGCGTCCCCACGCTCGGGAGGGGATCGCCCTCACCCCTGGAGGGAAAATGAAAGTGAAGATGCTCGTCTCGATCACCGGGACGATCAACGGGAAAGACTGGCCCGCCACCGGCGGAGTGATCGACCTCACCGCCGACGTCGCCGCCGACCTGATCTCGAATCGTTACGCCGAGCCGATCGTCGACACGCCTCCTCGTGAGACCGCCGCCGCCGATCCGGTCAACGAGACCGCCGTCGCCCCGACGGGTAAGGCGCGCCGCAAGCCCGCCGGGGGCTGACCGTGGCGATCACCAACGGCTACTGCTCACTCGCTGAGGTGAAGGCGGCGCTCCGCATCACCGACGCCACCGACGACACTCTCCTGGAGAACGCGGTCGAGGCGGCGTCACGTCGTATCGACGGCGAGACGAGCCGCCGCTTCTACCAGGACGCCTCGACGTCGGCGCGCACCTTCGCCGCATCGCGACCCGATCTCCTCACCATCGACGACGTCTCGACGCTCACCGGACTGGTGGTGAAGATCGACGACGACGCCGACGGCTCCTATGAGACGACGCTCGCCATCGGCGTCGACTTCCAGATCGAGCCGACGAACGCGATCGTCCAGGGTCAACCCGTGAGAGTGATCCGCGCTCTCGACACCGGACTCCCGGTCGCGGCGAACGGTCGGACTCTCGTCGAGGTCACCGCCCGCTGGGGCTGGCCCGCCGTACCCGACGCCGTCCGTGAGGCGACCGTCCTGCTCGCCACGCGACAGTTCAAGCGACTGGACTCACCGCTCGGCGTCGCCGGATTCGGCGACCTCGGCGCGATCGTCGTGCGTCGTATCGACCCCGACGTCTCCGCGCTCATCGCCCCGTTCCGCCTCCCGGTGGTCGCCTGATGCCCGCGACTCCGTCTCAGATCC